TACACCGATGAGAAAGGGTGCGCCAGTTCATACAAAAGCCTCTGTTATTTACAATGACTTACTTAAACATTTCAAGACTAACAATCATGAACCTATATCAAATGGAAACAAGGTTCGTTGGGTTTATCTAAAACAGAATCCTTTTAATATCGATGGAATTGCTTACAAAGGTTATGACGATCCCAAACAAATTATAGATTTCATTAATCAGTATGTTGACCGAGATAAGTTGTTTGATAAGGCATTAAACAAAAAGATAAAGATGTTTTATGATGCGATGTCTTGGGATATGCCAGTAGAGAAAAAAAATACAATTGAAAAGTTTTTTTAACTTGACATTTACAAAAATAATTAGTAAATTATAATATAATATGGAGAATAATAATGAATAAAATAACGTTAGATACGTTTATCCAAAAATACAATCTTGGTGGTAGTATAAATTCAGTAAAGTGGGAGTCAAACGGCGAAACACTTTCTACTCGTTTTATATCACCAGATAAAAGTCTTTTGGGTGAATTATCACTTAGTAAACAATCACTTCCTAACTTTGAGGTAGGTGTTTATGACACACCACTTCTTTCTAAGATGTTAGGTACTCTTGCTGATAAGATTGATTTTGATTTACTTAAGGCACCAACAGATGAAGAACAAGCTGTTGCATTTGGATTTACAGATGGTAAGATATCTGTAAGTTATGTACTTGCTGCTCTTGGTGTTATTCCTGATGTACCAGAACTAAAGAATGTACCTGAGTTCGATACTTTAATTAATATCGATTCTCAGTTTATCAATTCTTTTATTCGTGGTAAAGGTGCTTTATCCGATGTAGAACATTTTTCTATTCAACCAGCAGATGGTGGTGTAGAGTTTGTTATCGGTTTTAGTGACATCAACTCGAATCGTATCAGTATCAAAGTTCAGAGTGGTGCGGTAAGGTTAACTGAACCAATCGTCTTTAATGCTAATCTGTTCAAAGAAGTTCTAAATGCGAACAAAGAATGTTCAAAGGCAGTTCTTCAAGTTGCTTCAGGTGGTCTTGCTCACATCGAGTTTAAGATAGACGACTTCAATGTTAAATATTACTTAGTATCACAGCAGGTATAGTATGAGTTCACATGGATTATGGGTGGAACGATATCGTCCATCAGCATTAGACACTTATGTTGGTAATGAAACTCTAAAGACGAAAGTCGAGAGGTTCATAGAAGAACAGAATGTTCCACACCTATTATTGTATGGTAGAGCGGGTGGGGGTAAAACTACCCTTGCCAAGATTATCGTAAACGCTATTGAATGTGACTATCTCTATATTAACGCTTCGGATGAACGAAACATAGATTTGGTTAGGGACAAACTAAAGAACTTTGCTTCTTCTGTTGGATTCAAACCAAATAAAATCGTAATCTTGGATGAGGCTGATTATCTTAATGTTAACTCAGCCCAACCCGCTCTTCGTAATCTTATGGAGACTTTCTCTGCTCATTGTCGATTTATTTTGACTTGTAATTATGTTGAGAAGATTATCGACCCGATTCAGAGTAGATGTCAGACCTATAAGATTATTCCACCATCAAAGAAAGATGTCGCTGTTCACGCTAAGTATATTTTAGAAGAAGAGAATATCTCTTTTGATTTGGATGACTTGGCTCTTGTGGTAACTGCTGGTTATCCTGACTTGAGAAAGGTTATCAATGACTTACAGAGACAGGCGATTGATGGTCAGTTGAAGATAGACAAAGATGGGATGTTACATAACGAGTTCAAACTTCAGTTCTTGGATATGATAAAACAAGGTGTTGATTTGAGAACCATTCGTAAGTTTGTGGCTGATAGTAACTTTACGGACTACACAGAGCTGTATCGTTTCCTATATGATGAAGTAGAGAATATTTCTGTGGAGAAACTACCAGAGATTATAGTTGATATATCAAATGGTTCTTATCAAGATGTGTTGGTCGTAGATAAAGAGATAAACTTTATGGCTACCATCTCTAACATACTTAGGAGACTACAATGAGTACAAAACCAATGAAACCATTACCAAAACAACAAGTAAAAGTTGATTTGAGTGATGCGGACACAATGAAATGTCAGAAGTGTGAGAATCCAATTTTCATACAAGGGTATATAATAAAGAGAATTTCAGCAATAGTTTCACCTACAGGTCAAGAGGTTATTGCTCCAGTTCAAGTTTTTAATTGTGGAAATTGTGGAGAGTTACTGCCTATGGGTGGGGAGTTGGATGAACTTATTTAAGTGGATAGACGAACTATTCACTAAGAAAAGGCCTTGGGATAGTTTTTCGGAAGAAGAACGAAAGAAGTTTAGTCCATTTATGGTCAATCGTTATTTAAGTATGAGTAACGATTTCTTACCAATTGTTAACCATTTTCAGAAACTAACAATTGAAGTAATGCCATTATCTGCTGTATATAAGTTCTATTGTTCCTTACTTCCAAATAAGAAGACTTATCTAAGATATCTTAGTGGGAAGAAAACAAAGGTCAACGAAAAGGTTGTACCTTTCATTCAAGAATACTTTGAGGTTAGTAAGATACAAGCTGGTGAATATTATCAATTGATGACGACAGACGAGTTGAAGTCTTTACTAACAAAGTATGGTAAAACAGAGAAGGAAATAAAAAAGATGGGTGTGAAATGAGTAAGTTATGGATGGCAATTTGTCTATCATTAGTAGGACATGTAATTGCTTGGTTTCATATGCAAGGTCAGTTCAAGTATGAATGGGCAAAAAGTATTTGGTGGGTTATATTTGGTGGTATACCAATAAGTTTTTGTTTTTTCTACGGAACTAAATGGTACTATGAATTCTTTGGTAATTATTGGTATGTTAGACCTATAGGATTTGGTATGGCTACTTTAACAATGGGTATATTAACTTGGTTGATTTTAAATGAGTTACCAGATACAAGAACAATTATTTGCTTGGTTTTATCAGTAATTATTATTATAATACAATTATCACATTTAATCATAAAGTAGAGGTTATAATGAAAATAAAAGAAACAGAACTTGGAGTAACTGAAGACATTCATCCAGTTGTAGAACAAATGGAACAAGAATGGCCAGTTATGACTAAAGAGTTTAAAAGATTACAGAAACAACAATATGAGTTGTTCCTTAAGAAACAACATGATTATGGTCCTGGTAACATTTCAGTTGGTACTCAATTGATGACAGATGAAGAAGTACACTTGTCACTTACAGGACTTTGGTTTAGAATGAATGACAAGATACAAAGACTAAAAACACTACTGATGAATAATAGACAATCAGCAGTTGAGGGAGAGCCGATGGAAGATGCTTATTTAGATGTATCTAACTATGGTATTATGGCTACAATCGTTAAAAATGGTAAATGGGGTAAGTAATGGAAAGATTTTTTCATAGTATACAACATTCTATCCAACACTTTTGGTGTTGTTATCTACCTACAATAAAAGCGATGATAATTCCTGGTATGGGAATAATGGGTACTTTGGGTGTTTGTAGAAAACAAATTGTAAACTTTTTAAAGAGGATTAAATAATGGAAAGACATTGGGGTGAAAAACAAAAACAATCACCAAAAATAAATGGTGATGCTAATGAAAAACATATATCAGTTCAAGACAATAAGATTTATTTTTATTCTGGCGTAAATCGAAATGCCTGTGTTGAGTTGAATAAGAAAATTGGTGAGTTAGAAAGTAAAGCCTTGACTTTATCAAAAAGTCTTGGTATATTACCACCACCGATAAAGGTGTTTATCAATTCAGGTGGTGGAACTATTGTAAGTGGTATTGCTTCTATGGATACGATATTAAGATGTAAAGTTCCTATTGAAACCTATGTTGATGGTTTTTCTGCTAGTGCCGCTACATTCTTAACTGTAGTTGGTAAGAAAAGGTACATGAGTAGAAATTCTTATATGCTAGTTCATCAATTATCGACTTCGTTTTGGGGAACGTATTCTAACTTTGAAGATGAGAAGCAAAATTTAGATTTGATGATGAAAAGTATTAAAAATGTTTACAAGGAGTACACAAAGATACCAATGAAAAAACTTAATGAAATTTTAAAACACGACTTGATGTGGGACGCTAAAACTTGTTTAGAATATGGAATGATTGACGAGATTATATAGTGGCAC